TTATGTATTTAAATTACTATATTTCATTACATTATTTGCGAAATACGCAAACGTAAATGCCGCCGTTGTACCTAGCACCAAGAACAGGATATTGTAAACTCCAATCTCGTCACCAGTTATTAATGGCGAGAACCCACCAATACCAGTTCCACTGATAAAGAGGTTGGATACTCCGTACAGATACGTTGCCAGCAGTGTTCTGCGGTCGTGCTCTTTGACTAATCTGCTTACCATTTCTCTTATTTTATATGTCTATTTTTGTTACACGATGTATAACAACACCGCAAAGATAACAACAATTACGGCAAGAGCAAAAGAAAAAGGCTTAAAAAAGATTAAAGCACAGGTTTGCTTTACCAAGACTAGCCTTACCATGCCTCCAGCAACAAGAAAAGCCCCCGATACGTCACGTACCAGAGGCTTCAAGTCTTTGTTTTATTCTGTTTATAATGAAAACCGCCAAAAGTCAAATCATGGCAGTCTGCATTTCTTGTGAAATTTGGTGTAGGCAATCAAGAATTTGCTGCTTACGCTTTTTGCTAGGCTCGTGCATACCCATTGCATATTGGCGCATGAGCGAAGCATTGATACCTGCTTTCTTGGCCACACCGCTTATATTGAGGTATGAATAGTAGTCAAAAAAAGAACCGATGTCAAAGCGGAACGTGAACTCCAACTCCGGCATTTGTTTTCCTTCTTCCTCTAAAAGTTCTTTCATCTCCTGCTGTGCTATGTACATATCTTCAATAGCATGCCGAGCAGAATTACCAAATCCTGCAAGATGGAAGTAAGGAAGGCTCTCTACCATGAAACAAGAAAAATTTCTCGCTTGCTTGCCTTTTTCTACCTGTATTGTTACTTTTGTTGCCATATCTAGTATTTATAAGTGAAAGGAGGTCTTTTTGCCTAAAATCTATCGCGCCGTTACGAATGTTAACTAGTCTAAAGGAAAGTTGCTGGGCTTAAAGCCCAAGCAATCTTTCAACAATACTGTCGTAAGTCTTTTTAGGGACTTCGTGACTGCCGTGTCGTGGAACTGGTGCTTTAAGTCCGGTGATAGGGCTATACCAAACATCGTGACTTCCACCATGTCGAGATATAAAGCACCCAGCTCGACCCAGCATTCTAACTAATTGGCTAGTTTTCATTGGCGAACAGAATTTTAATTAAACAAAGACCTCCTTGTCTGAATGACACTGCAAAGATAACAAAAAAGTTATATCTTACCAAATATTCCATGAACTATTTTTTTTATTACACAATGTTTAACACTTTGTATAACGAAAAGCCCCAACGGAAACGATTTCGTCGGGGCAATGGGTAATCTGCCACAAGGTGAAGCCTTAATAATGAAGCAACCTCCTTCTTGAATCAAGGAACTGGTTGATGAGAATGCGGTGGGGTAGTGTGCTAAAACGCTTACGCCGACAACGAAATTCTATTTATCATAAATTCCGTTATCTTTGCAAACTAAAATTCGTTATACATCGTGTAACAAATCTTGAAACACGGTGCAAAGATAATGCTTTTTGTTGAAATATCAACTTTTTGCATTATGTTTTAGTCTGTATTAACATTATTAATCAAAAATTTGCATTATGGAAGGTAAAACCATAAAACAAAAACTTCTAGAGCTGGGCATAGCCCAATTAGAACTAGCAAACAAATTGGGAACAACTCCTCAATCTCTTTCTTCTATCCTTCACGCCAAAGATGTACGCTCAGGAACAATAGAGAAAATCGCCTCAGCTCTCAATCTACCCCTCTCCTATTTCTATGGAGAGACAGAAATAGGTACGCACGCAATAGCCACTGGAAATAAAGCAGTTGCAGCCGTCAACAGCACCATCACAGACCTCCCCCAAAGTGTGCAAGTATTGGAGGAGCGAGTGAAATCTTTGGAGAACCTGATACAGGAGAAAGAACGCCTCATCAAGGTGTACGAGCGGCTTTTGGACGGTGGGGGGAGTGGTAGCCTCAGCGGAAAAAGAGGCTCTCCCCTCACATAACGGAATTTATGATAAATAGAGAAGAATTAGGTATAAAAAACCTTAAAGGCAGGATGGGAGAAATCATCGACCTGGAAGAGGTGTCGCTCCCGTTCGTTTCCGAGATTTCGGTGCAGAACACCATTCTCCAGATACCCGAGGGATGCAAGCAGCGATTCAAGGCGGCGGAGTTCCAGGGTAGGTACAGCGCAAGCGCGGTAGTGACGAGGCTCAACAAGCAGCTTGGCTACGAGGCGTTCATCGTGTCCTCGATACCGGGCACCCATTGCACGGAGTATTACGTCGGCCACGTGCCGGAGAAAAGTGACGAGGCCGTTCCTTCGGGAACCGTCCGATGACAGACAAGTACAATAACACCTAAAGTACAATAACACTTAAAACGGAAGAAAATATGGATGTGACTTATGACAACGGCAAGACGTTGACCTTCAAGTTGGACTTTGACGACATCTTCCTGGAGATGTCGGAACTGGAGCAGAAGGATTTCCTGAGAAACGTATGGAACTCGTTCGGCCTGGACCACGACGTGGTGCTGGAACTCCTCCCCGAGCTGTTCGAGCAAACTTATGCCCCCGAGAAGGAAGAGGGAATATACGCCCTCTACGACTCCATGGGCGACGAGAGGCAAGTTCGCTTGGTCAAGGAACTGATCGACACCATGACGGAATACCAGAAGGACCTTCTGCGCGACCGTCTCGCCATGTAACGGCGACACAGCACAAACACTATCAAGGGAAAGAATCATGAGAGAAGAACTACAAGAGAAGGTAAACAAGGCCGTCCGTCTCCTGCAATCGACCTGCAAGGGTCAGGAGGTGGAGCTATGCTACTCAGGCGGCAAGGACAGCGACGTTATCTTGGAATTGGCTAAGATGGCAGGGATAAACTACCGCGCCATCTACAAGAACACGACCATCGACCCTCCAGGCACCATCAGGCACTGCGAGGAGAACGGCGTGGAGATAAGGAGACCGGAGGTGAGCTTCCTTCGGCTCATCGAGAAGAAGGGGTTCCCGACGAGAAGGGCGCGCTTCTGCTGCGAGCACCTGAAGGAGTACAAGATCATGGACAAGGCCATACAGGGCATCCGTAGGTCGGAGAGCGCCAAGCGAGCCAGGAACTACCAAGAGCCCACCATGTGCCGATTCTACGGCAGCAGGAAGAACCATGTGGAGCTGGTCCTGCCCATCCTGGAATGGACGGACGATGACGTGAGGGAGTTCGTCGAGGAGCGAGGCATCAGGCTGCACCCCCTCTACTACGACGAGTCGGGAGACCTGGACGTGGGGAAAAGGCTTGGCTGCATGGGTTGCCCCCTGAAGTCAGACCGCGGACTCGCCGACTTCAAGGCCTACCCGGGTCTGGTCAAGGCCTGGCTGAGAGCGGGCGAGAAATGGTGGAACTCCCACCCCGACACCGCCTCGCACAGGAAGTTCCGCACCATCTACGAGCTGTTCGTGTCGGACGTGTTCTTCGACTCCTACGACAAGGCCATGCTAGCGATTAACGGAGGGATGTTCGAGGACATGATAGACTGCAGGAAGTTCTTAGAGCAATACTTCAACATAGAGCTATAGACGGCTTTCGTTCAACATTGTATAACTACGCATTAAACAAAAACTTCACGCTTATGGAAAAGTTTATCAAGACAACGCTGCTGGTAACCCTCATCGCCCTGGGGCTGCACCTTGGAGCAAGCATGGACAGGGAGGACCACGCCATCCTCACCATGTCACAGGACGAGTACAGGGACATACGCGACAGCCTGAGCACGGCGACCGGGCACGCCCCCTCGGACGGCGCCATCGCCGACGAATGGTACGCAAGGAAAGGAGAATGAGCCAACGGGAAGTCCAACTAAAGAAATGAGACTATGAACACTATCACGGAAGAAAGAGTAAACAACAAGATTACGTTCGTCGATGTCATGTCGTGCCTTGCGACCCTGCAGGAGGACGTGAGACGGATGAGCGAGGAACTGGGCGAGCTTTCCCGGATCGTCAAGGAGACCGAGAGGGAGATGCCAGGCAAGAACGGCTACTACACCACAGAGGGCGCAGCCCGGTACCTGCACGTCAGCGTGCGCACGATGCAGGGGTACGGCCGCAACCACGTGGTGCGCAGCGTCAAGAGCGGAAAGGCAAGGCTCTACCACAAGAGAGACCTGGACGCTTACCTGAAGGCGTTCGTGGAGGAGAGCGAGGCGCATGTGGATGGCGCAGCCATCAAGAGGGTGTACGCCCGCCCATGCCCATGAGGAAGGAAGACATAGGCCGCTCCTACCACACGGCCACACCATAACGCCAAGGCTTGTCCTTGCAAACAGAGGTTCTGGAAAACCCAGGGGAACGAACCTCACTGCGACCGCAGAGGTTGCGAGGCCTGCTACCTCCGTTCCCCGCCAAGCGAAAGCGACAAGATGCGGCGGCATTTGTTATGACGTTATTACATTTTTTTTTGTAAAATACGGGATAGATCAAAGCTTGTAATTCTATACATGTTAAAAGGTATTGAAGCAAAAAAGTAGCTTGTGACAAGCGAAAAGGTTTTATTTCGAATGAATTGAAACCAAGTTATGCGAAAACCACGGATGGCGTTCCCTGGGCACCCGGAAGCCAGGGGGTAAATTTGGCGACGAGGGGGTTCGAGTCCCCCGCCATCCACCGTTACACCAAAAGCAAGAAAAAATGGAAAAGAAACCTTATGCAGACAGACTGGAGGAGAGGAAGAACATCCTCCGCTCGCGTGGGGGCTGCAAGAGCTACACGGTGCAGGAGCTTCGGGCGAAGTACCCCACCCTCATGCGCCTGTCGAGGGCGGTGGCCATCGAGCTACAGAAGAAAGCCACCGCCATGAACGTGCTCGCCGGGGAAGCGAGAATGCTCGTGAGGGCACGTGACGGCGGAACGTGGTTCGACTACATCGCCACCCCTAAGCCCATCGTCTGACCAAGCCTTGTACGGACATGGAGACGAGGCTACGACGAAGGGACGCTTGCAGGGGGTGCGCCTACGAGGTGAACTGCGTCAACGGCGCATGGTGCTCCTTACTGGGGAGATACGTGGAGCATTCCGACGGATGCCCATGCCCTCCCGATGGCAGCGCCTACGAGAACAGACAACAAGAAGTTTAACGTTTAAATACAATCAAGAGACATGGCAGAAACTTACATCAAGGGTTCGATCGTCTCCACGAAGATAGTGGAGGGCGACACGGACAAGGGGCACTGGGTGCGCCAGGAATGCGTGATACGTCCCGACGGCGGAGGACGGCAGGTACACTTCCAGCTGAGCGGCCAGGACCGAATACAGGTGGCGGGCTTGCAAGCGGGACAGCAGTACGTCGTGCGCCTGTTCCTGGAGAGCCGCGAGGCCAAGGACAAGGACGGCAACCCGATCTGGTTCGACAGCTTCGTGTACGGAGGCACGTTCACGGAGGCTCACAGCCAGTACTTCGAGGAATGCCTGTACAACATGCGCTCCCCACGGTTCGCCCAGAACTACCAGATGGTGCAGCGTGGCTACGGCACCGCTGGCATGGGCATGGGTCAGCCAGGCATGGCGTACGGAGCGCAGCAGTACACGCAGCAGCAGGGAGCGCCGCAGGGCTACCAGCAACAGCAAGGCTACCAACAGCAGAACTACCAGCAGCCGCAGGGCGGACAGAACTACCAGCAAGGGTACGGCTCCAGTCCTGGCGCATACGGCGCAAGCCCTCAGCCGGGAATGCAGGGCGCGGGAGGTGGCCAGGGCGACCTTCCGTTCTAGAAACACGTAAGGTGTCGGGGCCATTGGCTTCTCGCCCCGATGCCTTACGGAACACTTAAAACAAGGAAACTATGATGGACTCATTCATTCTCTACACGTCCTACTACGACATCGTGGGGGACTTGACGGACGAGCAGCTAGGGCAGCTGACCCGGGCGATATTCATCTACTCCAGGGACGGCGAGACCATGGACATGCAGCCGGTCGTGCGCATGGCGTTCTCGTTCATCAAGAGCGACATGGAGCGCAACCGGGACAAGTACAAGGAGATGGTGCGCGCAAGAAGCGCCGCTGGCAAGAGGGGCGGTGCGCCGAAGGGGAACAAGAACGCCCGAAGAAAGACGCTTGAGGGCAGTGAGGCGGCCAAGGCTGGCGAAAACAACCAAATGGTTGAAGAAACAAGCAAAAACAAGCAAAACAACCAAATGGTTGAAGAAACAAGCAAAAACAAGCAAACTCAACCAAAAACAAACAAAACAAGCTTATATGAGAATGATAGTGACATATCTATCTCTAATAGTAATAATCTAGAGTCTTCTAAAGAAGCCTCTTTGTCAAAAGATAAGACTTTTGACGCTCCAACGGATGCGCACGGGAAAGCCGAGAAAGAAGGCGTGGACTTCGCCGCCATCAAGAAGTACTGGAACCAAAGGCATGACGAGACCAACAGCGCCATGCGCCGCCTCACGATGATGAGCGACCAGCGCAAGCGCAACGTCAGGGCGCGGATAAGGGACAGCGGCGGCAAGGTCGATTTGATATACAAGGCCATCGACAACGCCATGGCAAGCGGCTTCATGAACGGCAACAACAAGAGCGGCTGGGTGGCGAGCTTCGACTGGATCATGTGTCCCACCAACTTCCCGAAGGTGCTCGAGGGCGCTTACGACGGTTACAGGATACCGATGCAGGCGGCACCGCCCGGCCAAGGAAACATAGCAAAACCAAACACTCAAGGAAATGACAGACTTAACATCAGGAGGGGCGCTCCAGCCCCAAGGCTCTCGGACGAGGAATACGGAAGGCAGAACACATGGGAAGCCTGCGAGTAGCGAAGACCCGACAAGGGCGATAAGGGAGGGAATACTGGCCTGCTACAAGGCGAGGGTGGAGAGGCGGTTCGGCAAGCTGACGGTCACCCCCGAGCTGGAGGGCAACCTTCTGCAAGTGGCGAGCTTCATGTGCGGCTGGTTCGGACAGAGGAACATACGCACCAAGGGCTTGATGCTCATAGGGGGCGTGGGCAACGGAAAGACCACCATGCTGGGAGCCATAGGCGACTACATAGGCGAGGTGCTCGACGTGAAAAGCCCCTACCTGTCGGACCCCCTGAAGCGTCCGCAGTTCTGGAAGGCGCAAGGGATAGCCACCCTGGCGGCGAGCAGTTCCCTGCAGGCGTTCGACGACCTGAAGAGCGCAAGCGTGCTCATGGTGGACGACTTCGGGGCCGAGCCGACGGAGGTGATGAACTTCGGGATGCCCATCCACCCCATGGAGAGCGTGCTCGACTACCGCTACGACAACATGCTCCCCACCTTCATCAGCACCAACCTGTCGCTGCAGAGCCTCTTCGGCCACACCGACGAGGCGACCGGCGAGAGGTTGGGCGGCAAGTACCCCGACTGCCGAATGATGGACAGGGCAAGGGAGATGTTCCAGATAGTGACGTTCCGGGGAGGGTCGTTCCGATGACCGGGCTGTCATCGGCGATGGGTCAGCAGAACCTGAGCCTGCAGCAGGTGAACGACCCCGACGCCGAGAGATACGTGCTGGGCTCCATCCTGCTCGACGGCTCCTCGTACTACCTCGTGGCGGGCTACCTGGGCGAGGAGTGCTTCTACACGCCGCTCCACCGCGACATCTTCAGGGCGGTTCACTCCCTGGCGAGCGACGGCAAGGAGCTGGACGTGGTGCTCGTGAACGCGGAACTGGCAAGGCTGGGCATCACCAGCGTGACCATGCTCGACCTCATGGACATCATGTCGAGGGTCGCCTCCTCAGCCCACATCGAGGAGCATGCGCTGAGGCTCTACGCCCTCTACAGGCGAAGAAAGCTCTGGAACATCGCTCAGAGGCTCTCCGCCCAGTCGATGGACGAGACCAAGGACATAGACCGCACGCAGCAGGAGGCGGTGGACTCCATGCTCGACGTGTCGGGACAGGCACAGCGGGACAACACCATCTGCGGCGCTCTTGGCAGCCTGGTGCAGGCGGTCGATGAGAACCAAAGGGGCGGTCGCCTGATGACGGGTACGCCCACGGGGTTCACCAAGTGGGACGAGCGTGGCGGTCTGCAGGGCGGCGACCTCGTGATACTGGCGGCGGACAGCAGCATGGGCAAGACCTCGCTCGCCATCACCGTCGCACGCAACGCCATCGACCATGGGGCGGGAGTCGCCTTCTACTCCATGGAGATGACGAGCCAGCAGCTCACGGCGAGGTACATCTCCCCCATCGCCAAGATACCATCGTCGAGAATCCTCTACGGCACCAACCTGAGCGAGAGGGAACTGGGACGCATCAAGGCAGCCGCCAACAGCCGCCTGAACGACGGCCTGTACCTGGACGACGAAAGCACCTCCTCGCTCGACGCCATCCTGATCTCCATCAGAATGCTGAGGGCGAGGTACAGGATAAGCGGGGCGGTCATCGACTACCTGCAGATACTGGGCATAACGGGCAACCAAGGGCGCATGAACCGCGAGCAGATGCTTGGAAGCGCAGCCAGGCGGCTCAAGAACCTAGCCAAGGAGCTGGGCATCTGGATAATCGCCCTGAGCCAGCTTTCCAGGGACAAGGACAAGGGTCTCCCCACCCTGTCCCGCATCAGGGACTCGGGCCAGATAGTCGAGGCGGCGGACGTGGTGCTGCTCCTGTACCGTCCCGATGCCGTGGGCGAGAGGTCGTATGGCAGCATGATGGGCGGAGACGTGCCCTCCCCCGTGGACGGCACGGCGTTGATAGACGTGGCGAAGGGAAGGAACATCGGCACGTTCCACTTCTTCGCCAGGTTCGACTACCCCACGACATCCTTCCAGGACATGAGCGTGCCTGTGCAGCCTGTGGAGCAAGCCCTGCCGTTCCCGATGATGGACGGCGGCCTACCCTACTAGAGTAAAACTTTGAAAAAACGGAAGAAATGGAAAAACAAAGCAAAATCAGTTTCGTGAGTAACGCGACCGTCCGGGAGGCCTTCGTTTACTCCATCCTCTACACCGGTGTCTTCTACCGTGGTGTGTGGAGGGGCATCAACAAGGCGGCGCACAAGTTGCCGTGGTTGTTCATCCTGCTGACGGTCGCCGCCAGCTTCGTCGTGAGCTTCGTCTTCATCTCGAAGGCAAGGGCCGAGAGGGACTCGTACGACAAGAAACTCATCCATGCGACGCAGGAGCTGAACAGCTACCGGGCGGTGTATGGAGACGGAAAGGAGGTGAAGTGACTATGGATGCGACAACGTTGAGAACGTCCCATGGCTACGGAGGCAGCCTGAAGGCTGGCGCAATCAAGAGAAGCCACGTCTTCTACGGCGCGCCCATCAAGGTGGCGAGCGAGGAGCAGATGCACGTGGGCTACTCCATGATGATGTACATGATGGGCACGATGGCGAGGGTGGTCTGCACCAGGGTGAGAGCCTTCCAGGAGGACATATCGACCCACAAGGACCTGTACCGCCAGTCCCTCAAGAGCAACACCGTGAAAGCCGTGGCCAGCTGCGACCGCCTGATGAAGGCTTTTCTCCACTTGGCGGACATAGACAACCTCCGTGAGGCTTGGCTGAATATCACGGAAGACCTGGAGAGGAAGCTGGAGCTGGACATGATGAAGCTCTACTTCTCGCTAGACAACGAGGTTTCCCGGGGCAAGTGCGAGCCGCATACGGTGATCACCAACTTCGCCATCGCCCACAAGCTATCCTACACGCTCAATGAGACGGCGAAGGCCTTCGGCAGGTTCCTGCACGAGGAGATAGGCATGGGCGGAGACGTGGAACTGTCGCAGAAGCTCACCATCCCCATCAAGGGTATTTATGGCTACCTTACGTCCGTCGCCACTGAGCTCATCGACAATGATACGATGAACGTGGCTTTCGATGCCCTGCCAGTCGTGAGCGGCTTCAAGATCGTCATCAACAAGATATTGGACTGGAACCACATCTCCAAGTCGTGTCGCACAGAGTCCGCCAAGGCCCGGGTCAATTCGCCCGAGTATGGGGAGAACGGAGAGGACGTGGAGACGTTCGACAACCGCGGTGCAGCCTGGAACGACGTGCAAGACCGCATCATCGTGCTTGGCTACGGCAAGTTGTCGGACGATGACCTGGCTGAGCAACTGGGCAGAACCAAGGCCGCCATCAGAGCAAGGGCAAGAAAGCTGGGAGTGAGGAAAACCAAGGTGTCTAACCGTAAAACCAAGACCAAGTGACATGAAGATTATCGTTGAGGCTGATAGCTATGAGATAAACGGGGGGGTAATCACCCTCTACGTGGGCGAGGAGAACCTTAGAAAGGCGCTCGCCGGCAAGTTGGACAAAATCAAGAAATGGTTTAAAGACTAAGAGATATGAAAATATTCAAGAGAAAGAAGAATGGGAAAAAGAAGTATAAGTACTTCTATTTCGTCGCATCCTTTATGAGAAGCGACAAGGAGGGTATGATTCAGAAAGTGGATTTCTCTGTAAGCACGGACTTGGAGAAGTTTCCGCTGATGTCTGCCATAAGGTGCGTGGAAGACTATTACAACAGTGTCGCCGTGGCACGTACCATACACATCGACAACGTCCTCGAGATAACCAAGGACGACTACGAGGCACTTCTTGAGCATAGACATTACGAGCGATATAAACCGAAAGCCCATGGAAGTGATGAAGAATAAGATAGACCCGTCGCTCATCGTCGAGGCGGTGGAGAACTTGTTCGCGGCGGAGGAAGCCCTCTCTGAGTACGAGGGCGCAGGGGCTTTCGCCCGAAAGGTGGCGAGGGTCAACAAGTGCAACGACAATCTGGACTACATCATCCATGAGCTGGCGAAGGTGGGTATCGGCAAGCTGGGCAACCTTTCCCGGGTGTTCGCCAACGCCATCGTCTATCGGGCGGTCTCCAGAAAGCTGTTTTCGTCGAGGACTCCCACGCCGCTGACCAAGGAGCGCAAGCGATACTGGTACGTCAGGAAGGACGAGGCGAAGAAAGACCTTGCCAAGGCCGTCAACGCTTGGTACGACGATGAGGCCGTGAAGAGCGGCAAGACCATCATCTACCACTTGATGCTGAAACGGAACGGCCACGCCCAGCCGGTGCTCAGTTCCTCAGACAGGACTTACGTCATGATAGAGTACAACGACGCTTTCCGCAAGATGGGGCAAGGGGAGATGTACTTCGTGGCAAAGGAATATGTAGATAGAAACAAGAATCAGGAAAATGATAAAACTTGATGGAACGCAATTGCTTGCCTACAAGCGATTTTGCAATATATTCGTAGGAATCGACCCCGACAACCAAAAGTCGGGTGTCGCCTTCCTTCATCGTGAGGAGAGATTTCTCAGTCTCTATAGCATGGACTTCCCTCACCTCATGGACTGGCTGGGGCATGTGAAGGCTAGCTATCCTGAAGACCACGTGATGGTGGTCATCGAGGGTGGATGGCTGAACGAGAGCAACTGGCACGTCAAGGGCAAGGCGGTTTCTCCTGCCAAGGCTGCTGCCATGGGGCGCAACGTGGGCATGAACCACCAGACGGGCATCCTGATAGAACAGATGTGCCAGTCGATGGATATTGTCTGCGAGGTGGTGAAGCCCCTGCCCAAGGGATGGAGTGGCAAGGACAGGAAGATAACCGCCGAGGAGCTAAAGTACTTCACTGGCTATAGCAAGCGAAGCAACCAAGACGAGAGGGACGCTGCCCTGCTGGTGTGGAACTATGCTGGACTTCCCATCAAATGCAAACTCATCAACAACTGCGACCATGGCAAAGGATAAGGACTATCAGAGAATGATTCATACCGCCAGGTGGCAGCGTCTGAGACGTGACAAGCTGAGCGACTATCCTCTTTGCGAGCGGTGCGAGGAAGAGGGGCGGAGCACGCTGGCGGTGGAAGTACACCATGTCGTGCCTGTGGAGGACGGCTTGACCAAGCAGGAGAAGGAGCGGTTGATGTTCGACTACCACAACCTGCGAGCGTTGTGCCACGAATGCCACGTGAAGACCCATCAGGAGATGGGGAGAAGCGGCAAGGCTTATGCCGAGAGAAAAAGAAAGAATGGGCTTCGTCGGTTTATTGATAGATTCATCGGCTGAGGCTTGAAGGTTTAATTTTTAAATATTATTGAAGTTATGAAGGAAAAATTTGATATTGCCCAAGTTATTGACGGCAGTCTGACTGAGGAAGAAGCTGCGATGTTTAGCGAGGTTCGAGCAGGAATAATCTCCAGAATCGCAGAGATGACGAAAGGAATAGACCTTGGTAAGATGTCTGAACGAGAGAAAGATTGCTTTGTATGTGGTTTCGTTCTTAGCATTTTGATGGATGACTACGTGCGTAATATTACCAAGTCGTAAGCGAGGGGAGGCTAACCCTCCCCTTTGCTTACAGCTTGCATGATGCAATGGTTGATGAAGTCGCTTCGGTTCTCTTCCAGCTGGTCGAGAATGTCCGCCACTTCTTGGGTTGCACTGAAGAATATGTTCTTGGCATACTTCTTCTTGCGTCCTGCACCGTTGCGTGCTCCACCCCACGACTTCGGGGTTTGCTCGTTTGTTGTGTTCATAATGTTAAAATTTTGGTAGTTTAAAAATAAATTCGTAAATTTGCAGCCGAAATACCAAAGTGAGGGGCGGTAGTTCCAGTACCGCTCCCTCTTGGAGTCTAGAAGATTCTAATCGTAAAAGGGATAGAATTTCTACTTTCCAAATCTTTAATGAAATTTTGAGTAGGTTTATAAGGCTTTGGTATTTCCTTTTTCCTACCTTTACCATCTAGGTGCAGGAGTTTCCTAGGCAAACAAGTGATTTCTCATTCACGCTTACAAAGATACGAAAAATATTTGAAATGACCAAATATTTCAAGAAGAATTTTATGTAAAATTTCAAGGAAAGATGATATGAGCAAAAAGGTTGAATACACAAAAATCACGAGAATGCGCCTACCAACAAAGATAGAACGCCCAAGCACAAACAAATGGGGCAGGCTTTGGCAGAAAGTAAGGTGCCGAATGGGAATGTTACAAATCCATCGTTCTGGACTTCCTTTCCATTCACTCCTCTTGCAAGCTGGCGATAGACTTTTTCGTTTGCTTTGTATGCCATGTACATGTGATATACTCCAGCAGCGAGAGATAAAAATAATAAAATCATTCCGACAGTTGTCAGAGACAGAGGAGACAGGCATAACCTCAGTTTATCTTGGAAAACGGTTAGAATACCAAGTAAGGTGGCATCTAACGTGGTCAGGTGGCGGACTAGAGCTAGACGCTGTTGTTCCAGCTCTTCTCTTATGTCCATTAATTCTCGAACCATCCCTATCTTGGTACTTTGCGTCAAATAGTGCTTCATGAGTGATGCAGTGTTTGTAGTGTTAAAAATTTGGTGAATTGAAAATAAATTCGTAAATTTGCAGCCGAAAACCCAAGGTGGGAGGCGGTGTTGCTACCACCGTCTCCCTTGGGATTTAGAAGATTCTAATCGTAAAAGATAGAATTTTTATTTTCCAAACCTTCAAAGAAATTTTAATCAGGTTCATAGGGCTTTGGGTTTTCATTACCTTTCTATTTCAAACTAGATGGCATCGGGAAGTTCCTTGGCAAACGAGATTCGTTCCTCATTTACGCTTACAAAGATACGAAAAATATTTGAAATAACCAAATATTTCAAGAAGAATTTTATATGAAATTTCAAGGTCGTGGAGCCTAGAAACAGAGGGGGTGTGTTTTTTATTCGGGGTGTATGCCTCGCTAAACCCCGCCCCCTCATTTTTCCACACGCATTCAAAATTTTACCCTCTGGGGGCGATAATATACCGCCCATTTTTCGTAACTTTGCACGCATGAAGACTGTCTGGCAGGGAAAAATGTATGTCGGACAAAACCAACAATATAAAAAAATAATAATGAATAAGGAGAAAAAGAACTTTTTGGAAGAACTTTCCCATTGCATGGGTATCATCAAGGTGGCTTGTTCCAATGCTGGCATCAATCGCTCTACCTTCTACGACTGGAAGAAGAAGGACGAGGAATTTGCGGCTGCGGTGGATGTCATCATGGCCGAACAGTGCGACGAGGTGGAGAGCCGATTGTTCCAGAAGATTCAGCAGGGCGACACCACCGCCATCATCTTTTACCTGAAGAGCAAGGGCCAGTGCAATGGCTATGGCAATGCCGAGGTATCGGAAAAACTGGAAGACGAGCGAGGCAATGCCAAGCCTAAGGCTGACGGCACTGCCATGAAGCGTGTGGCAGGTGTCAAGTCTGCCATTATCAAGGCATTGAAGAAATCGGGCAAATATACTGCTGATATGAACTATCAGGCAGAGGTAGCTGCCGAACTGATTGTGAGACGTGACTTGTTGAAACAAGAGATTTTCGACAAGGGGCATAGTTGCGTGAACGTCGAGACCAGTCGTGAGGGCAACGTTCGTGAAAGCGCAAGCCCTAGGGAGCGTCTTTATCTGGAATATACCACCAAGTGCCAGTCGGCACTTCGTGCCCTTGGCATGAATACCGACTCCAAGAATCAAGGCAAGGGTGGCTCTGATGGTTTCGAGGACTTCATGTCGCAGTTTAAGGACGAGAAGTAGCAGTGCCTATGACAGAACAAGAGATAGAAAAAGAAGTCGCTTTCAAGAAGAAGGTGGTGCAGGAACTTCGAGCCATGCGCCCTACCCTCCTAGAGCGTTACTCGAAGGTGCTTGTTGATACAGACAAGCGTCTGGGTGAATACGCTTCCAAGGTGATCGATCATCCCGACGAGCACAACCTCTATGAGCTGTTGGCTGTGCTGCGGTTCTTCCGTATGCTGGATGAATACGACTGGAGCGCAAGGAGGGTCAGGAACTTCATCAGGTTTTATGAAGCTCTGAAGTTCAACGGCACCAACGGAAGGCAACGCTACAAAATGACCCCTATCCAGTGCTTCCAGTTCGCTAGCATGTTTGGCTTTCTGGACAAACAGGGCAGAAGGCTGACTCGTACCGCCTACATCTTCGTGCCAAGAAAGTTTAGCAAGACTACATCGGCTGCATCCTTGGCAGTATATGACATGCTCTTTGGCGACAACAATGCCCAGGCATACGTGGGAGCCAACTCTTACAACCAGGCTAAGATATGCTTTGACGAGATACGTGCCATCGTGCGAGGCATCGACCCATCGGAGCGCCATTTCCGCGTGAACCGTGAGAAAATTTCCTTCTTGGACAAGGGGCATGACAGTTTCATCGAGTGCCTGACCGCCAATGCCAAGACCAAGGACGGACTGAACGCTTCGCTTGTTATCATGGACGAGTACTCCCAGGCTCGCAATACTTCGGGAAAGAATGGCGCAGACTTAAAGAATGTGCTTACTTCCTCCATGGGAACGAGAAAGGAGCCGCTTACGGTCATCATCACCACTGCCAGCGAAGTGGTCGATGGTCCGTTCGCTCATGAGCTGGAAGGTGTCAAGCGGATTCTGCGAGGGGAGGAGAAGAATGACTCTGTCTTTGCCTCGCTCTTCATGCCTGATGCGGATGACAGGGAGGATGACCCTAGGACGTGGGCGAAGGTGCAGCCACATCTAGGGGTGACGGTATTGGCCGACTTCTATGAGAAGGAGTACCAGCAGGCGAAGCTTTCCGCCGAGAACATGATGGCTTTCCGTACCAAGATGTTGAATGTATTTGCCGTCAACGAGGAAAAGGCTTGGTTTGGCTACGACAAGATACAGGAACTGATGGGAGACTTCGACATCGACAAGGTGGTGGGGCATCCTGAGTGCGCCATCGCTTTCGACCTTTCCGTGCATGATGACTTTTCGGCGGTGTCTTATACGCTCTATTCCAGGGACACCAAGCGGTTTTATGCCCATACCGACTATTATTTTCCCGAGGGTGCGCTTGCTGGCCATCCGAACGAGCAGCTCTACAGGGAATGGCACAGGCATGGTTGGCTGAACCTCTGCAGGGGCAACCGCATCGACGTGAAACAGATAGCTGGCGACATCCTGAGGCGCTCCAAGGTGGTGCGTATCATTCGTATTGGCTATGATGCGTGGAAGAGCCAGGAATTGGTGAACATCCTCTCCTCTATTGGTGCGAAGGGTGTGCTTTCTCCGTACAGCCAGACGTATGGCTCCTTCAATCTTCCAGTGGAGGCTTTGGAGATGCTGGCTTATGCCGATCCTCCTGGTATTGTCATCAACCATAACCCCATCAATGCGTTCTGCCTACAGAACTGCGTGATAGATACTGACAGACTGGAGAACAAGAAGCCCTTGAAAATATCCAGGTACAGAAAGATAGACGGGGCGATAACGATGCTCATGACCATCGGTCTGCTTTATTCTTACGAGAGATAAGACCTTCTCCGTACCAACTCCGTACCCTCTCCGTACCAACTCCGTACCAAGTTTACCTTTTGCCCCAACTGGGGTAAAAGGTGGGGTAAATGGTGTAAAAGTGGAATATTCTCGTATTTTTGATTGAAAAATCGTTTTTTTTTCTCTTGCAAACATGGTGATATGAGATAAAAATCGTATCTTTGCAGTCGGGTATAAAGATATTTCATAGAGCGCAGGGTGGCGCAGTTGGGTTAGCGCGCTTGCATGGACTGCAAGAGGTCGAAGATTCGAATCCTTCCCCTGCAACAATGATAGATTTTTCCTCCTTTCATTGGGCCTCTCTAGCGAGAGAGAAACCTGAGAAAGAAATTACTTTATGTAGATCTCTTTGTCGGGAGACAAGGCAGAGACTGGTTAGTAACACGGAACGAGGCGGACCTTCAACGCAAACTAAGGTTTTTACGATTAAATCTTTTCCGCCTCGTTTCTTTTGTTTTTGTTGAACTTTAAAACTTATAGGAGGGCTGCTGGTCCAGAAAGATATTTAAGAACATAGGCAATTTCTTCCGTGAGTCGCTTGCCGGCTTACGTCCCGATAGTGTTACCTCATCGCCTCGCGGCGGTGGGGTTTCGCCGTATCTGTGCCTGGGTGGCTACGATGAGATGACGGTAGCGACGGTGAACCGATGTGTCAGCGTTATCTGTGATAGCGTCGCCTCCCTTCGTATGCAATACTTGAAAATCTCCGACGGCATCTACGTGGAGGACGAGAAAGACCCTTTGCATTATCTCCTGACCATGCAGCCTTGCCACAATATGTCTTCTTACGAGTTCTGGTACGGACTCGTAAGGCAGTTGCTTTTTTATGGCAACGCTTATGTTTTCCCTCGTTATGATTTGTTTGGCGAGCTTTCCGAGCTTGTGCTTTGTGCTCGTGGTACCGTGGCGCATGATGTGCTGAACGAGACTTATACGATTTGCGACACTTACAATGGTGTGTCGGGAACGTTCGGGGAAAGCGAGGTAATCCATGTCATGGCCAATTCGAAGGACGGTCTGCATTCCCATGGTGTGGTCGTGGATGCGTGGCTCGCTATCACTACCGCCCACGCTGGAGACTTGGAGACTAAGAACCGATTCGTGAATGGTGGCAACGTGCGTGGCTTCGTGACCAACGACAAGGGTATCACTGGCTTTGGACAGGTGCAGGATGAAGAGTTGAGCAATCTTGCCATGTCGCTTGATGACCAGTTTAGCAAGGGCACCAAGATTTGCAGTCTTCCGGGTGATAGCGACTTCAAGCAAATCTCCATGTCTTCTACCGATATGCAGTTCTTGGAGAGCCGCAAGTTCCAGGTGGACGAGATTTGTCGTTTCTTCGGTGTCAACTCTTCCTTTGTCTTCTCTGGCAGTTCCACCAACTATAAGGATGCCGAGCAGGCTTACACCAACTTCCTCACCTTTACGCTGAACCCATACCTCAAGCGCATTGAGTCTGAGTTTTGCCGTAAGTTGGTGCCAAGGAAGTTCTGCTGCAAGCGTGTGTTCCGTTTCGACCGCAGCGACATCTATGCGCTCGACCTACAGAGCAAGGCGGAATATTACAAGAAGATGCAGGAAATCGGTGCCATGACCACCAACGAAATCAGGAGAAAGGAAAATCTCCCATCGGTGGAGGGTGGCGACACACCGCTTGTCTCTGCCAATCTCTTGCCGCTTGATACCATCAGGGAGGCGAAGGGAGTGAAGAAAAGTGAAGAGTGAAGAATTTTAAAATATTGAGGTTATGACAAAGATAATCAAAAGAAATTTGGCAATCGTGGAGGCGCTCCATGTGAGAGAGGCTTCTGATGGTGGCGAGAGCCGCACCATCGAGGGGTATGCCCTGAAGTTTGGTGTTCGCTCCAAGCTGCTTTGCGATTGGTGGGACAACTATTACGAGGTGCTTGAGCCTGGCTGCTTGACCAAGGAGACCTTGGATGAGCAGGACATCAAGCTGACGATGTTTCACGACCGCCAGCTCATCCTGGCTCGCTCCAACAAGGGCAAGGGCACGCTGAGCTACGAGGTCGATGAGGTGGGCGTGAAGTTCTGGGCGGAAATGCCGCACACCGCCGATGGTGACAAGGCACTGGAACTGGTGCAGCGTGGCGACATCGCAGGATGCAGCTTCTGCTATTCCACTGATGAGGCGGACAGCGAGAACGCCGTGAGCTATGAGCGCACCGACGAAAAGACGGAGAATGGCGATAGCATTCTCATTCGTCACGTGAAGCGCATCGACCATGTGTACGACTTCACCCTTGCAGCCGACCCTGCCTTTGAGCAGACGGAGGTGAGCAAGCGAGAGGTAGAGGAGAACATGGGCATCTCGCTAGACAAGCCTTCCGGTGGCAAGCAAGGCGAAACCTTGCAGCGTGAGCAGGAGGTGGCCAAGGCGAAGGAGAAGAAAAAGCGCATTCGTGCCGCCAGGGAACTTATCGGGTTGGAGACTTTCGGAGTGACCCGAACAGATAAATAAGAGATACTTTTTAGCTACTTTCATACAGATAAAAATTTTGTTTTTCTTAAATTAATTGATTTATGAAGAAGTTTAATTTCAGAGAAGCCTACGAGACCATCGAGGCGAACAAGGCTCGCTTGCGTGAGATTACCGACAAGCTGGAGCAGGACAAGGAACGTGAGGACTTCACCGAGGCCGAGAAGGGCGAGATGAAGCAGCTCGTGCGTGAGAACGAAATCTTGGAGATGAAAATCAAGGCGAACACCCAGTCGGTCGTGGTGAACGGCCGTGAGGACTTCGAGGAGGCCAACAAGAAGATGCGTGAGCTCATCGCGCAGGGACAACGCTTCGAGTTGAAGGTGAGCCGTGCCGTAGATAGCAGCTTCAAGGGCAACGTGTCTGGCTATGGCGACCCTACCACCAGTACCAACCCGTACGGTGTGACCATGGGCGACATCGTGAAGCCACTCTATGCCAATAACATCCTCAGTGCCATCGGCTCTCCATTGCTCACAGGCTTGAAGGGTAACTATCAGTGGCCAGTGGTGGAGGCTTTCGAGGCTACCATCAACGATGAGGCTGAGGAACTGGGCGATACCAAGATTGACTTGACCAAGCTCATCGCCCGTCCTGAGCGTATCGGTGTGGCGGTGCCTGTCACTCGTGAGGCACTGAACGAGACCGACGACCTCTTGCAGACCATTTGCACCCAGTACATCCCTGTGGCTGCCTCTGCCTTGATGAACAAGATTATGTTTTCTCAGACCAAGGTGGGCAAGGCTACCAACCTGGTAGGTCCGTTCGTGAACGTGAAGGCTTCTCACAAGAAGACCTACACCGCCGATGCCCCTACCCTCACCGAGCTTCTTGCCTTGAAGGGCTTGGTACTGGGTGAGAACATCATGCCAGAGGGCTTGTGCTACGTGATGACCGAGACCACCAAGGCTCTCTTGGAGGGAACTCCTAAGTGGGCTGGTGCCAGCGTTGCCATCGTGGATGATAATGGCAAGATCAACGGTGTTCCTGTCTTCACCTCTAGCTACGTGAAGGAGGGTGACATCCTCTTCGGTTCGTTCAAGTACGCTCCTCAGGGCTTGTTTGGCGACATGAACCTTATCATCGACCCATACTCCAAGGCTCGCAAGAATGCCATCGACTTCGTGCTCAATGCCGACTATGCTATCACGGTGTTGCGTGAGGAGGCGTTTGCCATTCTTACCAAGAAAGCGTCCTAACCCACCGTTGAGGCTATAGCTTATGGCGATAACGGAACTGAAGACGTTCAAGCAGTATGTCCACGCCACAGAGTTCGACGATGATGACGAAATCATGCAAGTCATCCTGGATTCGGCGGAAAACTACGTGGTGAGGGCTACTGGCAGGACGATAGACGAGTTGACGGAAATGGGAGGTGGCTCCCTTCCGTCGCAGCTTACCCTCGCTACGCTCATGGTGGCAGCCTCTAGGTACGCACAGCCTGAGGGCGAAAGCTCGCAACAGGTGCATGAGGTGCCTTTTGGCGTAACCACCATGATCAAGCAATACCGTAAGCTTGCCGACCCTCCAACATCGCAGGAAGGAGGTGTCTGACTGGATGAGGGCTTCAGGGTTGAGGCATGAGCGCATCAAACTGTTGAAACCTATCAGAGTGACCGACAAGTTCGGGGCTGAGAAGGTGGAATATCAGGAGGTGCAGACGGTACATGCCGAGAGGGTAAAGATGAGTGGCTCGATGAGAGACGAGGTAGATGAGCGTTTTCCGTCTTATGCGGTGGAGTTCAACGTTCGCTACCCTATCCATGTCGAAGAGCACTGGAGGTTGCAGCCCATGGGCGGTTTCCTCTACGAGATAACAAGCGTTGTACCCAATCGTGACCGACAGATGAAGACGTTGGTTTGCGAGAGGATAAACGAATAGTTAATAATGATTGCGTTTTGCACCAATAGATTGAAAAATCATTCAATATGGCAGATACTACTGAATTGCAGATAACGGAAGCTTTCAAGGCTGTGTATGACACGCTGGACGTGAAAGAGCAACGCAAGGCGATGAAGAGCGCGGCGAGACGTGAGGCGAACGTCGTGAGGAAAGCAGCGAGGCAGAATGCCGCTTCTTCCGGACTTGGCAAGGGGACGAACCAAAGCTTGGAGAAAGGCATCTATGCCAGAACTTATCCCGATAAGTTTGGCGCAGGCTTCATGGTTTCGGTCAAGCCACATGGCGAGAAAGGTATCCACACGAACCGATATGGGCAGAAGAAGCCTGTGCTGATGTGGGCTGAGACGGGTACCGACGTTCGACATGTGGGAAAGCGCAAGGGGTCTTATAAGAGATTCAGCAGCATCATGGGAAGAGACACCAAGCGATACCGCCGAAGCGGTCACTCCACTGGCAAGATGCCCAAGTATGGATTTATGGAGAAGACGGAGAGCCAATGCACTCCTGGTGTGGAGGCTCGCTTGTTCGATTCCTTCCAGAAGAACGTGGAAAAGACTGCAAGGAAGAACGGATTGCTGTAGGGAGGTATCCTTTCATGGACGCAAATCGCAAATTGTAAATTGTAAATTATAAATTATAAATTGTCATGACATCAATCAATGTTGGAGCATTCGTGCGTGAGCTGTTGAGCAAAAGCGACGAGGTGCGAGCTATCACGGCTCGTGTTTTTCCTATCTCCGTGGATGAGGCAGTGTTGCCTTATATCTCCTACAGAAGGACGAAGATGCAGCAGGTGCCTACCAAGCGCGGTATGCCTGGTGCCGACACTGTCGAGGTGGAGGTCAACTGCTTTGCCAAGACCTACGGTGAGAGTATTGATTTGGCTGAGGCGGTAAGAAGTGCCATGGATGGTGCGTGTCTTACGCTTGATGGCGGCTTGTGCATGCGCTCCTGCTATCTTTCCGACGGTTCGGAAGACTGGCAGGACGATGCTTTCATCCAGCAGTTGGTGTTTACGATAAAGATTTGAGAATTTAATGTTGAACGGATAATTTTTGAAAGATTATGGCAGTAGATACAGGTTATATCAATGGTAGCGACCTTATCCTCTCCGTGGGAGGTGGTGCTATCGGCCACTGCACCAGTCACACGCTCACTTTCAACAGTGAGACGAAAGACCGTGCGGTGAAGCCAGAAGCCAGCAAGGCTAAGTCGGCTGGTCTTTGGAAACAGAAGGGTGTGACGAGCATGAGCATCAGCATCAGTGCCGAGGGCTTGCGCTTCTATGATGAGTCGGAGAATGGTTACGACCAGTTGTCCGCTCTCTGGGGCAAGGGCGAGAGCGTCGAGGTGTTGGCGTTCAAGCGAAAGGGTGAGTCTGATCCTTATGTCAAGGGTAAGTTTGTCATCTCTTCCATCGAGGAGACCTCGCCAGCTCAGGACGATGCCACTTACACCATCAACCTGGAGAACGATGGCGAGCCTGACGTTTATCCTGGCAAGGAAACGGCTTCCACTGAGGCTTCTTCTTCAAAGGGAGCGGCATCTAGCGCAAAGCCAGCTAGTGTGTAGGGTTATATTTTCTAGTGTTTTTCATAGTTTTAGTGGTTTAAGTTTTAAGTGTTTTAATGATTTCTTTTTAGGTTGAGCCGCGCATGTGCATGGATGGTACGGAATGTTTCATCATGTGTGCATGGGCGGTGCCTAAAGGTTTTTAAAAAGTAACGTATCATGGAGAAGAACAATAAGCAAGATAAGAAAAAACTGACGGTAACCATCAATGGTGAGGAGTTCCCTATTCGTCTGACCATGGGTGCCATTCTTCGATTCAAGGAAGAGACTGGCAAGGAAGTGAACGAGGCAGAGGGCACCGTGGATAATGCCACGCTCGTATGGTGCTGCATCAAGTCGGCCTGCAAGCGTGAGGGCAAGGAGTTCGACTATTCCCTGATGGACTTTGCCGACAACGTGGATGCCGAGGATATTCAAGGGTTGGTGAACGCCGTGTTTCTGATGTTCGGTGGCGACCAGTCTGCCAGTGAGGAGGGAGAGGAAGGAAAAAACGCAGTCTGAGCATCCATGAGCTGATGGGCGTGGCCATCGGCAACATCGGGATGCTCGTGAGTGAGTTTCTGGATATGGATATGGATGAGTTCCGTGCCGTCTATCAGGCGTGGAATGAGCGTGAGGAGATGAGGGAGCAGTCGGCATGGGAGCGCACGAGAATACTTGCCACGATGTGCGTGCAGCCTTATAGCAAGAAGCGATTGTCGCCAAAGGACGTACTGCCTTTGCCGTGGGACAAGGAACGAAAGAAGCCAGCATCCGAGGTGGTGAGCAAGGAAGAGGCCAAGAAAAGGCTAATTGCCCTGTTGGAAAAAACCAGGGGGAGGATATGAGGGATGATGATATGGACAGCCAGGTGTTCTTTTGTCTTGGCTAGCCATGATGAGCAAGCTCATAATCAGTGCCAAAGCAAAGCTACCTCCTCCTATCATAGAAAACATCATGTATGCGTGCATATGTCCCATTTTGAATGCAAAAGGGATACAGAGAACACATACGATAGTAGTTATCAGACATATACCTCCAACTGCTGCCAGTATTTGCTCATACATAGAAAGATTGCTGGTCTTGGCTTTACCAGGCTTTCTACAAGGCTTCTCATCATCATCTACAATTGAGATTTCGACTTTGGTGATTTTGATTTTGTGCTCTTTTTCTTTCAT